CAGACAAAAACAAAAGGTATTAATTAAATAGGAGGACTTATAATGGCACGAGTTTCACAAGAGGACGTAAGAATAATACTTAACACTTCATTGTCTGACGATGCTGTTTACGAGTACGTCAGTATTGCTAACAGTATTGTAACTGACGAGTTAGGTGGTGCATCTATGTCGGAGGCTCGACTGACTCTTATAGAGCAGTGGCTGACCGCTCATCTTATTGCCATTACGCAGGAGCGCATGGGAATCAAAGAACGTCTTGGTGAGGCTGAGATTACTTACATGGGTGCGTTTGGAAAAGGATTACAATCCACTCCATATGGGCAAACAGTGGCCATGCTAGATACCAGCAGCACCCTTTCGTCTTTAGGTAAGAAAGCAATTGTATTTAAAGCAGTAACAAGTTTCGAAACATGACAACGCGACCATTTGTAACCAGATTATTAAGTCAGACGTTGGTCTACTGGGCCAATCCAGTTTCTGATGGGTATGGTGGGCAAACTTTTGATGATCCCGTTGAGGTATCCGGAAGGTGTGAATACATCGAAGAGAAGATCCTCATGGAAAACGGAGAAGAGGCGGTAAGCAAAGCTCACATATATTTGGATCAGGTGGTTCGGGAAGGTGAGTACTTCTACCTGGGGGAATTGACTGATCTGGATTCCGCACCAATTCCAAGTACTACCGATGGATCTATGCGGGTGGTTGCGTTTTCAAAGACACCGGCACTGGGTAGTTCCACCGTAATGCTTACTAAGGCATTTTTAAATAAACCGTTCTTAAACAGATAGATATGGCACAGGTAATCAGAGGAGTTGGTAAAAGGGGTGGTGGGGGTTGGTCTTTTACACCGCGTGGAAAAGGAGGTCATTTTCGACTCGATGGGATTGAAAATGTGACCAATACCATCAATGCTCATTTGAAGATGATGACACATAAATCTGAAGCGGGATTAATACTTGCTGCAAAGTGGGTTCTTAATGATGCCGATAGTGGGACCTCACCACTGGTCCCGGAAGATACCGGCAAGTTACGAGGCAGTCGTTTTCAACACCCCATTAAGACGGCAGGGGATCCAGCTGTTCTTTTGGGATACAATGCCGGTTATGCCGCAGCGGTACATGAGATGATGCAAAGTAGTTCTGGCGTACCTATCAATTGGAGTAGACCGGGATCGGGTCCTAAATTTTTAGAGGCTTCGTTAAAGCGGAATACGCAAAAGGTTTTACAAATAGTTCAATCAACTTTATAATGAATACTGCTAGTGAGGACGTAAAAGACATGTTGGCTGCGGAAAGCACCCTGGCCCTGACATTTGCAACGGATTTATTTATCGGGAAGGAACCAACAACTCCTGATGATTGCGTCACCATTTATGATACGCCATCCTCACCCCCGGATCTTATGTTGAATCCGGAAGAAAGATATTATCGAAGTTCCGTGCAAGTACGTATTCGGAATCTAGGGTATGTTGCCGGGATGACATTAGCAAGGAATATAATGGAACTACTCCACGGACGGGCACAAGAAACGTGGAATGGGACACTATATACAGTTATCAAAGCCATGGGGGAACCTGCCGCGTTGGCTTGGGATGATAACAACAGAATAGTAATTGTCGTAAATTTTGATTTACAACGTCGATGAAAATCGATAAGTAGGTCAGTAAAACAGAAGGAGGTAAATTATGAGTAATGCTGTAGCCGGTGTCGGCACATTATTTAGAAGGTGGAGTGGAAGTGGCTGGGTGAATATTTCCGAGATCAATTCCATCTCTGGACCTTCGATGTCCCGGGACACCATTGATGTAACTTCGTTAGACTCCGTTGGGGGATATCGAGAATTCATTGGTGGTTTTCGGGATGCTGGAACAATTCAGTTATCGATGAACTTTACCCGTTCTACGTATGGAATAATGCAAACAGATTTCGAATCCCCGGACACTCAATATTACGAGGTCGTGCTTTCGGACCCTGAGAATACAACCGTAGAATTTGTGGGGATGGTAACTGAAATCCCTCTTGAGATCAGTCCTGATGATAAGATCACCAGTTCTGTCACAATTAAGATCACTGGGGCTGTAACTATCAACAGTGGATCTGGTAATAGCGCAGCAGGTCGCTAAATAGTATCACCTTAATCACAGGTGTTTTTATTAACAAGTTTAATACTGATAATCATGGCAGTAGATTTTATTACTTATCAAAAGAAGAAGCTCCCGATAAAGATTGGGTACTTCGCTCTGAAGATGATGCAGAAACATCATGGGGTAGATATGGCCACCACAACTACTGATTTGGAGGCGTATGAACCCCTTTTGTACTACGCGTTAATGCAGGGGCACAAACTAATGAAGAAAGATTTCACTTATGAATTAACCGATATGGAGGAGATATTGGATGAGTGTTTCTTTGATTTTACCGAAAAAGTTACTTCATTCTTTCCAACCGATCTTGTGGAAAAGCTGATGGCGGGGGAGGGGATGACGAAGAAACAGAGGTAAATTATGATCGCATGTGCGGAATGGCTATCGCTGCACTTGGGATTACTTCTGAAGAGTTCTATGATATGTCCCCGGTTGAATTCTACTATGCTATTCAAGCGGTGTCAGAGCAGAGACAAAATGTACAGATGGCTGATACGCGGGAGCGTTACGAGATGATGAGATTACAAACTGTATTACTCATAAATCATCAGATAGGACGGGAAGTAAGGTACCAATACAAGAATGTGGAGGATCTTATCAAGTTTCGTTGGGAAGAGGGTATTAGTAAAAAACAAAGTGTGGATGAAATGAAAAGAACATTACTTGGCATAGGGTTAATTTTTGGAGGTGATAAACCAATGGGGCATAAAAAATTGGATGATCCACCCACGGCTTTACTAAATAAACAACAGAAATAATGGCTGGAATTTTAGATGCAGGGAAGTTAGTTGCAACACTTGGTTTGAATACTCAACCATTCATGGCAAGTCTTGGTGCCGCTCAAAGTCAAATGCAGAAATTTGCAAATCTGTCAATGATGGTTGGGCGTACCATGACAAGGTTTGTTACTCTTCCCATGGTATTAGCCGGTGGTGCTGCGATAAATACTCAAAAGAAATTTGAGGCTTCCATGACTAAGATTATTGGTCTTGTTGGTGTTTCCAGAGAAGTGGTAGAGAAATGGAACAAGGAAGTGTTGAATATGTCCAGGGTTACGGGGCGTGGTCCCGTAGAGTTAGCCGATGCCCTGTACTTTGTTACTTCCGCTGGTATTCGTGGTGCAGAGGCCATGGAAGTATTGGAAATGTCTGCCAAGGCATCCGCTGCTGGTCTTGGAGAAACTAAGGTGATTGCTGACTTGGTTACTTCAGCCATGAACGCCTATGGGAAAGAGAACCTATCTGCAGCACAGGCCACGGATATTTTGGTGGCTTCCGTGCGAGAAGGTAAAGCTGAAGCCGATGAACTGGCAGGTGCCATGGGAATGGTGCTTCCTATCGCTTCTGAATTTGGTGTGTCCTTTGATCAGGTAGGTGCAGCCTTTGCTGGAATGACCAGAACTGGTACTAACGCCAGAGTGGCTGCTACACAGTTAAAAGCCATCCTGTCGGCCATGGCTTCTCCATCAAAGCAAGCGGCAGATGCTATGGCGAAATATAATATTAATGCGGAAACATTTAGAAAGACTGTTCGTGAAAAGGGATTGATTACTGCTCTGTTGGATTTACGGGCTGCTGTGGGGGATAATGAAGAGGGATTGGCTGATATTTTCCCGAACATCCGCGCCTTGATGGGGGTTTTGGACTTGTTAGGTGCTAACATGCAATACAACGTAAAAATATTTGAGGCATTGACAAATGCGGGAGGATCACTGGAAAGAGCTTTTCAAGAAGTGCAAGGGACCACTCAACAAAAACTGAATGTTGCTCTTGCTACTTTGCAAGCCACCTTTGTGAGTCTTGGTGAAGTTTTAAAACCGTTTGTTGTTGGGATACTTGCAAAGTTAAATGACAAACTGCACATGATTGGTGCTTCTTTTCAAGCAATGACTACTCAGCAAAGGGAAACAAAGTTACACACACTAGCACTCACAGTGGCGATTGGACCACTCTTAATTGTCCTTTCTAGAGCGATCCAAATAATTATGTCTTTACAAAAAGTACTGATGCTTTCCTTAGGGCCATTCGGACTGCTATTTACTACTTTGGTGGCTCTTGCAGCTGTACTTGCCAGATACGTCATTAAACATGATACTCTTAATAGAG